ATGACTGACGCGTAGAACGCGGCGAGTGCCATCGGTACGCGTCCCGCGTCGTGCAGTTGGTCGTGCTGGGTGCGGTCGGCTTCGGAGTCGCCCGTGAGTCGCATGATGTGTTGAGTCTCGCGATCGAGCACGCCTTTCTCGCTGTCGGTGAATGCGACCATGCCCGACGGGTGGACGATGATGATCGTTCGGACATCGAGTCGATCTTCGATGGGTTGTCCGTCGTCGTCGAGTTTTCGCGCTTTGCCGTAGATCACGAGTGCGATCGCGTTCATCTTGTGGTGTTGGTCTTTGTTCACGATCTCGACGAGTGCGTCGATCGCTTCGTCGTTGGTCATGATCTCGACGATCTCGTCGCCGCCTTCGAAGGTGCGAAGGTGTGAGATCGCCACTGGAACCGCGCCGCCGTTCCCGTGTTGTAGGGCTCGTGGTTGTCCGAGTGAGATTCCGAGCATCTCGATGCCTTTTCCGTCGATGTCGGGGTAGTGCTCGGCGATCGTGTCGGCGATGAGTGGCAGTAGTTCGTCGAGTATCTGCGTCTGCGTGTTACCCATCTGTTCGGCGGCGGCGTCGATGACGGCGCGCGCTTGCTCGAGTGGGTCGGCGACTGGTTCGTCGATCTTGATCTCGTTGAGTTGCGACGCGATCTCGTGGAGTGTGTCACGAAGTCGGTCGGTCATTCCTTCGATCGCGTGGGCGATGATCTCGTCGTCGGCGGCTACTTCTGCGCCGAGTGTGCCGATCTCGATGAGTTCCTGAATGATCGCGGCGCGTCGTTCGTTGATCTGTCGAACGCGGTCGAGATCGCGTCGATCGAGTTCGATGATCTCGTCGAGTAGTTGCTTCTGTTTCTTGTTGATCTCGTCGAGTCGCTCGATCAACTGATCGAGTTTCTCGTGGTTGTGGTTGGTGGTCATGGTTTGCGTGTTCCTTTCTTGTGGTGTGTGTGCTTCACGCGCTGGCGCGTGATCTTGCCCGTGTGGGTTCGACTTGGTTTGTTGATGGGTCGCTCTCTGAAGATCATCATCGAGGCGAGCATGGGCGCGCCGACGATCAACGCGATCGCGTGGGCGGTTTCTTGTGGTGTCATCGGTTCTCCCATAGGTACGACGCGACGGCGAAGATCGCGATCACGACGAATAGGGCAGTGTCGTTTGTTGGCATGGTGTCACCCGTTCTGCGCTTGCTCGATGAGTTGTCGCCCGATCGTTGGCGATGGTCGATGTCCGTTCGCCATGCGATCGAGTAGTGCGATCGCCTCGTCGAGTGTCTCGACGTGGTGCGCGCCCGTTTTCTTGAGTCGTCTAATCATGTCCTGCGCGAGCAGTGCCGAGTCGCCGAGCCCGTTGACCTGTCCGTCGCTTACCCAGACGATCGGCGTTGTCGAGTTCTTGCGGTACTTGTTGACGGCGTGCGTGAGTGCGAGCCCGTCGAGCCCGTTCGCACCGCCGTGTCGCGGCAATTCGGCGACGCGCATTCCGTCTTTGGCGAGCAGGTGGAAATTGCCGACGGGGTTCGCCGTCGAGTAGCCGACGACGACAGCGCCGCGTGCGAGTTCGAGCACTTCGTCGAGTTGCTCGGCGGTGTAGTTCATCGACCCTGACATATCGAGCACGACGACGGCGTTCTTCGATCGTGCTCGACGCTCGAATACGCGCCGCGCGGGGTCGGTCAGTGCTCGGCTCGGGTGTTTGATCGTGCGGCCTGAGTCGCTCGGCGATCGCTTCGCGCCGATCTTGCCGATGTGCGGTCGCGTGAGTTTGTTCGGGGTCTGCACGAGATCGACCCACAACGGTTCGCCTGTGTCGTGCGGTGATCGTGTGCCGCCGCCGTCGATGTCGCCGTCGCCGTCGAGAATGGCGCGAGTGCGTTTCTCGTTGGTTGCGGCGATGAGTGCCTGACGGTGCGCGATGATCTCGTGCGCGATGTTTCGCACGCGATGATCGTCGTGGCGTTTTCCCGTGTCGTCGGCGATGGTCGATGGTGCGCCCGTTCGCTTGAGTTCTCGAGTCATGACGCGTCGCAACTTTCGCAACTGATCGACGGCGTGCGGCGTGTTCGGTGCGAGTGCTCGAGTGATCGCCGCCATGTTGCCCGTCATGAGGTGCGGTAGTGCCGCGTCGAAGGCGTCGATCTCGTCGGTGATCGTGCCGATCGAGCGAGCGAGTGCCGCGCCCGTTCCGTCGTTCCATTCCTGCCACTTTGTCGAGTTGACGCGGTTGGTGAGTTCCTGCAACCAGTATTGGTGCGCGACTGCCGTGATGTCGCGGTCAATTCCCGTCGAGGTGCGGTCGAGATCGACGAGCCCGTAGCGTGCCTGCACGAGTGCGAAGGTTCGCAAGAGTTCGCCGATCGCGCTCGGGTCTGTCGTTGCTTCGACGAGTCCTCGTCGAGCGTCGCCGAGTGTCGCCGCGATGAGTGGCGCGGCTGTCGCGCCGCGCCACTTCTCGGGGTTCTCGTCTTGCCGCTGTCCTGCCCACTCGGGCGCGGCTTGGATTCGTTTGCGCGCCATGTCTACGCCTCGCTTCCGATCGCGTTGATCTTGTGCGCGGTGACGATCGCCTCGGCGTGCTGTGGCATGACGAGCGCGGCGGCGCGTTCGATTCCGACGCTGTTCGACAGATGGTCGAGTGCCATGAATGCACGAATAGAAACGCGTGCCTCATCGGTGCGACCTGCCAGCATTCGCGCAGGTTCGCGCAGGTAGTTCGGCAGAAGTGCGATCGCGTTCGGGTGCGGTTCGGTGATCTCGATCGCAACGGGGAAACGATCGCGCAACGCTTCGGCGAGTGCGTTCGGGTGTGAGTTCGTCGTGATGACGATCGAGAAACCTTCTCGAGGTGTGACGATCTCGCCCGTGTCAGGATTCTGCCAGCGTGCTGACTGTTCCGAGTCGCAGAATGCGAGCAGGGTTCCGAGTACGTCGCCGCTTGCCTTGTCGATCTCGTCGATGACGAGTCGCGAGCCGTTGCGCCATGCGGTCACGGCGGCGCCTTCTTGGAATGCCCACCCGTCTCGCGATGGTCGCCACATTCCTTCGATCTGTGCGCTCGTCATGTCATCGACGCACACAAGGCGAGTCGAGCCGCGTTCGTTGAGGTGCTCGGTCAGTGCCGCATAGGTCTTCCCCGTGCCGGGGTTCCCGTAGAGACAGACTCTCGAGAGTCCCGAGGCGAGCACTTCGTCGAAGTCTCGCCAGCATTGCGGCGGCGTGGTTGTGGTTGTCATGTTCGTACCTTTCGTGGTTGTGGTGGCGGTGTTGCCACTGAGTCGAGTCTAGGCGAGATCGAGCGCGCTCGTGGTGATGGTCGAGGCTCGAGATCGAGGCGAGATCGACGACGAAGGCGGCGGTCGAGCGTCGCGCCGCGCGGCGAAGGCGGTCGAGATCGAGCCGATCGCGGCGCGTGGTCGATGTCGAGATCGACGCGATCGGTGCGCTTGCGCTAGCTAGCGGTGCGCTTGCTCGAGTATTTATCTAATCGGTTAGTTAGTTTTCGGGCGAACAAATGTTCGGCGAACAAACGTTCGCAAAAAAATTACCCCTCGGTGCCACCTCAACTAGATATCGGTAGCGGATGCTGCCAGATATCGGTAGCGGCTGACATACCGCCACTTCCTGGGAACAGGTCGTCAACTGTGTCGAGGTCGGGGTCAAACCCCAACATCTCAAGCACCCAAACATTGAACTCGTGCGGCTTTGCCCCGATCGTACCCTTCCTGAAGGCAGTTCGACATGACAGCCAGTCACGCACCATTGGTTTGCGTTTGGGGTCGCTGCGTCCTCCACGGAATATGACTGGTTCCCATGCGTACTGGACGCTGACTCTGCGTATTTGGTGAAACGTCTTCACCCATGCTGCTATGCGTACGTCATCTGGACAGGCTTGCAGCACCCAATGTAAATCCAACGTGTTGCACGAGTATGCCCAGCCGTCTGGATAGTCGTCGGTCAACTTCTTGATGAGATCGACATGAGCATCTCGGCTGTCCCAAACTTTTGCTTCGGGATGTTCTGCGTATCTGTTCCGCTTGCCAGCCCCAACATACGGTGGGTCGGCGTAAGCGAACTTCATTACTTCTTGTCTTGCGAGAAGATGTGCAGCGCGAATGCTGCGTCTTCGTCAGTAATGATCCACTCTCGTTCTTGTTTGATATCGGTAGTGGTTGGTGCTACTGGGGCAACTGCTGCCCTCGGCATACACGGATGGTTGCGGCGCTTGTCTTTCATTTCTTTCCTCCTTGTGGTTGCATCTCTACTGCTTTGCTTGTGTGTCTGTCTGGATTCTGGCAGGTTGGTAACTGAGTGGGCTTGACGAAGACTGTCAACGTCGAGCCACACTCAGGGCAACGGTATCTCTTTGCTGCCATACCAACAACCTGGTTTACTTCTCTTGGATTGACCAGAGTTCGGCGTCATCGAACTTGGCTGCGCGCTCTGCGAGCGTAACGGCCTTCTGTTCGCCCTTGCTGTTGGTCACGTGGACCACGATGCCAGGGGTGCCAGTGAAGCGAATCTTGACGCCCCACGATTCATCCTTGAGTTTGTACCAACGTGCGCTGGTGTCTTCCATGGTGTTCTCCTTTTCTGTTGATTAGAGTTCCGCGCCTTGGGACATAGCAACTTGTAGTCGTTCAACCTGTGAACGCAACATCGTTACCTGTTCCTTTAGCGCGATGTTTTCGTACTCGAGCATATCGCGGTGTTCACGCAGGACTTCCATTGCCATGTCCATGTGGTCCACCGTTGTTTGCAAGAGTTCGATCTCTGCTAACGCTGATTCTGTCATAGTCCCAGCGTATAGGTTTATATCTTGTAGTTCAAGTACCTTCTACGTTCGACTGGGGTTTTTCCTCCCCAGATTCCCTCGAAGATATGGTTCGTGTTTGCCCAGTCAAAGCACTTCTTGCGTACTGGGCATAGCCCGCAAACCTTCTTGGCCTGTCCAACCTTGTGTGCGTGTCCCTGTTCTGGAAACCACAGCAAGGTGTCCATGCCTCGGCAAGCACCTTCCTCCATCCACTCGTGCGACTTGTCGACGAGCGCCCATTCATCTGCCAGTGTCATGTAGTTATATCCCCCACGGTCGGAATCCGCTGCCGTTCTCTTGTGAATAGTCATACAAAGCCTTTGCTGCCCGTAGGTTTGTAAGCGGATCGAATAGGTCTTCACAGTATTCGATAATGCCCAGGCTCTGCAAGTAGCCGTTCTTGTAGTACCTGCTGGGTCGGCACCAGGACCTGTCGTTGATCTGAGTAAGGCCCATGTCGGTCGAGCCGTCCTTGTTCAACGTGGTGTTGTGGGCCTTGGGTTTGCACCGTGATTCGCGGTGCATGATGTAGTCCAGGGTCTCCATTTGGTTGCCCTTCCAGCCAGCCCGACGAGCCAGTGCCCACCATTGAGGGCAGAGGGCGTCCTTGGGGATGGGTTTATAAGCCGCGGAAACGGGCCTAGGACGCGATATGAGCGTCGTTTCGACCGTTCCCGTGGGTACCACAGGGGCTGTTGCAGCCAGCGCTTGTGGGGCGCTCACCGTAACAGCCAAGGCGACGGCTATAAGCCGTATTCGTCTTGCCATTAGTTCCTCCCAACTTTAGCAAAAGGGATATCGCCCTTACTGGGCAACAACAAGTACCCAGTAAGGGAGAGTTACGCCTACCACGAAAGGTTTGTGGTTGGTTTCCCTGGTGTAACCCTTACGCCTGGATGAGGCTAACCAGATCGGCGAAGTCTTCCAACGTCATGAGCACTATGCCGTCCGACACACCGTCTGGCATGGCAATCATCGCGAAGGGACGTACGTCTCCCAGTGACTTACTCGCATTGGATTGCGCGTGAGCCGCCATAAAACGGGTAGCAATCGGACCGACCTGCGCACCCGCTTTGACCTCGACTCTAAAAAGGCCGCCCCAGTGTTCCTCATGCCTACTGCCAGCGTTACCCGTAGCAGATAGACCAAGTTTCTTTCTTGCACGGCGAGCCTTGCTATCTCCTTTAGTGCGGTTGCGTTTGCCTCGAGCAACAGGATCGTTGCAGCCCTTGACCCTACGTTTACCGTCGCGACCTGGACGCCCAAGCGTTCCAAACTTTGGGCATCCATCCAGGTTGCACTTCTCCCTATTGCCTTCACAGTCTCCCTTTCTTGGGTCACCAGGCACGACAGTTTTCCTCGTAGTGAATGCGAGCACCCTCGCAGTCACCCTCTTGGATTGCTTCGTGCATGATGCCAGCAATGTTGCGCCAGCGGTTTAGTTCTTCCTTGAGTTTGTTTACCTCGGCGGACAAGGTAATCATTGAGTCTTGGTTCATTTCTTCTTCTTCCTCGGTTTCTGTGATTTCCAATAGTCACGGTTGTCGTGGCAGCGGCAGGTGCAGGACTCGATCTCCTCGTCCTCCCACCGTCGCAAGACAGCCGATACGTCCTTGCAGTGCTCACACATTTTTGTCAAGCCCCAAGTATCTGATGATTGCCCTGCGAATGACGTACGACATTGAGGTGTCGTCAATCTTCGCAAGTTCATGGATCATCTCTGCGGTGCGCCTATCGAGACGCAACGCTATGAGTACTGTTTTCTTTGGTTTCATTGCGCGGCCATATCCAAAAGGTTGATGAGGTCGGATGCCTCGCCCTTGGTGAGTTGTGCAAGATCGGTGATTTCCCGACCAGCGTGTGATGATGCCAACTGCAGACGGTCTTCCTTGCTGTATTTCTGCGACATCGACAAGCCGATGATCTTGCCGATCTGAGCGCGAGTTGCTGGGTCGTTCGTGTTCCTGACACGGTTTGCACCAGGACGCTCGACTGGCTTGGCGTCAAATACGCGGGTTATCTCACGCAATGCAGCAACGTTCTCTGCAACCTGGGCAGGCGATACCTGTGCAGGCGCTGGTGCTGGCGCTGGTGCTGGGCGTGGGGCTGATGCTCGTTGCACCTTCTCCATCTCCTCGCGTGACGGGCGCTTGCTTGGGTCCGAACCAGCCAGGCCAGCGTTTGCCAACGCGCGTCCCACAGCCGAACTCTCACAGTTCTCGACGTGACTGGTCTTATTGACCATGCCCTCGCCACGTGTTTCCTCAGCCCATCCAGTCGAAACGAGGATGTTGTCGACATAAATGGATGCCTTGAATACGCAACGGTTGTCGGTGTAGTGCACGAGTTCGGTCTCAACGCGAGTGCGTGGAACGACAGTCTCGGGCAGTTCGTACTTGACCAGCCAGCGGTCGAGCCTGCTTGCGACTGTCTCGTAGTTCTCCAGATTGAACCCCATGATTACTTGCCTCCTGTGATAAGTCGGAATGTCCGATAGTTGGATTGCTTCTTGTATTTCTGAGCCAAGGCTGGGTGTTCAGCCTCGAACTTCTTGCTGTCAAACGAGTTGCGAGTCGCCGTCTTCCACGACACCAACGCAACACCGTCAACGGTGCCGAACTCTGCGTCACCCAACTGCATACAAATGGCAGCCTTGAGTTGGTCTTCGCGGTTCGTCAGAATCTTGATGTTTCCCTGAACTTGTTGCAGTTCGGCAATGACGGACGTGAGGTCGTCAAGTTCCACCGACGTTGGTTCTGACTGCGGGAACGCATCAGATGCGTGGCGGTACTCGTACTCCGCGTTTGCTGGCATCATGCCATTGTCAATCGCCTCCAAGAACGTACGGCAGGCTTCGATGTGAATCTGCTTTTCGTCCGAGGTTACGTGCTGGGTGTAACGGTGTAACTGCAAGTCGCTGTCAAAGATCACCCATTCAATGGCGGGAGACTCGGTGCAGATTGCCTGCTGTACGCCCTGCCAGTACCAGTATCGGGGGAGCACCCCGTCCCAACGCCTGTTGGTGGTCTTGACTTCGTATGGCACGCCCTCTGGGGTGATGGCATCCAGCGTGGCGATGAGTCGTACGCCCTCGTCACGGTATGCGTACATCACCTCTGGGGTGGTGAGTGTGATGCCCTCGAGTTCGGCAGCCCATTCGATTAGGACTGGCTCGAGTTTCTGTCCACGCAACATGGCCTTGTTTGGCTCTTTGGGTTGCGGTGGCTCGCTTGCGAGCAGTTCTACAGCCAGGTCTGCTGGTGTGGAGAACGAGTGTTCTCCGTGCACAGCCGCTGCTGCCGATGCCGAGATTCTCGGCAGTCCGTGTTCATCGGACCATCTGACTGCGAGCCATTGCTCGCTCCCGTGTTCGGGTTTGATTACGTGATAAGTACCCATTGTTCCTCCTTGGTTGGGTGTATAACACTGTATAACCCAACCAAGGGGAAAGCAACCTCAGTCAACAAGAACTTTTATTGACCTAACCATCTGCACGGGAATGTGCATGGCGTGGATACCTTCATCTTTGCAAAGGCTCTGCCACAACGTCACGTGCTGATCCTTGGAGCCAGGCTCCCCAACTGGGATGAGGAACCCCACCGAGTCAACGATGGTTTCTCCATCGTCGCTGTAGTCGGTGAGTTCCAACCATCCACTCTCGCTCATGTGCGCATCAGCCCACTGAACCCAAACAATTTGCCTACTCGTCGTCATCTTGTGGTTTATCCCCGCATTCAGGATTTCGGTGAATGGGTCCACAATAGACGCAGGTACAGGTGTGTCGAGCATCGCGCATCAGTCCAACCAAATAGTGTATTCGGCTGTGACCCGTCCCTTTACGGGGTCTACGAAATGCAGGCGCTGGCTGGGTTTGCCGACCGCGGCTACGAAGACACGGGCGTATTCGTTGTGGGATTCAGGTGAACCCGACACGAAAACACGCCCACCGTTGGCCATGGTCAGGCTCATCGGTGTGTGGAAGTGACCCATGTACACATCCTGGAAGTCCTCGACGACGCCAGTTGCCCATGCGTTACATTTCCGCAGGATTCCGAACGCGGGAACGTTGCCACCGTACGAGTTGATCTCGTCGCCGTGAACAAGCATTGCTTTGTATGCGCCGATCTCGACCATCTGGTACCAGTCGCTCGACATCTGCCACTTCACGTTGGCTAGGTGTGCACAACGATCGCTTGCGATCTGGTATGCCATGCGGTCAATGTTGTCGCCACCTGGCATATCGCCCTTGCGACCCAACCGACCGTGGTTGCCAAACTCGCAGACAACCTTGACGTTCTCAAAGTTGCTGGCCAGTTCGTGGACGGTGTGCGTAATGATGCGAACAACCTCAAAGAGTTGCTCAAAGAGGTGTGCTTCGACTTCGTACGCCTGCCCTGGGAAGATGCCGATGCCCTCCACCATGTCGCCACCGAGCAGGACAACGCAGTCACGGACTGGGTGATGTGCTCGCTGGATGTTGGTGAGTTGCAGACTCTTGTCCACCATGAGTTGGATTCGCTCAGCCAGGGTTTGCAGACCGAATGAAACGGTGTGCTTGCCTGCCTGCCAGTCCGTCAAGTGGATGAGAGCAACCTCGGCTTTTCCTTTGCGCGTGTCTTTCTTCGGTGGCTTGATCTTCAGTGGCGGTGTTGCCAACTGAGCATCCTTGGCCGCCTGATACACGGCTTCAACAATCGCGCTTGACTTTGACTTGGCACGTGCCTCCGCTTTCTGAGCGGTGCGCAATGCCTGTCGCAGTTCAGCGATCTTGTTCTCCTGTTCCAGTTCCTCACTGATTCGCATTGGTGGTCCTCCACTTGTAGATGGTGCCGTCGGCGACCTTTACACCACGGTTCCGCAGTACTTTGCCGATTGCCGAGATGGGGATCGTGATGTCCGCGATTGCGTCCAGCAGGTCCTTGTAGTCGGCGTCCGACATCTGGTCTTTCAAGTCGTCCAACATTGAACGCTTCGTGTTCCGTCCGTGTGAACGGATTTCTGTAATCAACTTACCCATTCCATGCCTCCATGAATGCTGGTGTTTCGGTGTATTCCTTTGCCATGTTCAGACAGCCGAGATATCCAAGTGCGTCAACGAGTGAGTCGTGGTGGATTTCCCCGCGCTCCATTGACGTACGGAGTCTCGCCATCTTTACGGAGACCATGAACAGCAACGCCTCGTAGACGTTGAGCCCGATCCCAGTGAAGCCCTCGAAGATTTCTACAACCTTGCTGTAGTCCTCAAAGGGGTGGTCGTATTGCTCCTGCCTTGGTCCTGTAATCAGGCCAAAGGCTTCGGTGAGTATCTCTGCGCCGTCATTCAGCGTTCGATACTCGCTTTCTCCTTGATTCACGAGTTCTCCTCTCGATAATCGTGTCTAGTTTCTGGGCTAGTCCCCAGAGTTCCTCTTGCTCAGAAACTCCACAGTACACCTTAGCGAGGTATCTACGGATATTTCGTAGTTCGATTATCGTCAGTTCTTCAGCCATTGTCAAGCACCCTCCAAGGGCGCTCAGACTAATGGTTCTGGATGTGGTCCGTCAACCTCTCGGAAACCTTGTCGATCTTGTCTTCGGTGGTGTTCTGTTTGCGGTACACCAACTTGAGCATATTTACCACTAAGTCGTGGTCCTTGGCGTTCTCTTTCTTGAACTTCTGGATCAGGACGACTACGACGCTAAAAGCACCAGTAACAACAGCGCTAAGAAAAATAGCCCAGCCGCCATCCACATTAGGCCTGCTTTGATTCCTTCCACGCCTTCACGCGCTCAGGGATATCATCCCCAGCAACGTAGCGCAGGTGCCATGGCTCTGATGGGAGAACCTCCCACGAGAAACCAAACGACACGGCATTCTTGGCGAGCCATTCAAGGCGCTTTGGTTCGGCAGCATTAGAAATGTCAATGGCAATCCCGAGGTTATGGTTCGACGTGCCAGGCACCGCAAGCGGGGCCATACCTTTCTTCAAGTACCAAGCCTTGCCCTTGTAAATGCGTGGCTTCTGCTTCATCAGTTTCTTGTTCTTCGGCTTGTCGGTGTATCGCTGGAAGAATCCGTACTCCTGAACCGCAAGCGAGCGGTATGTGTCCGCTGGGCTAGTCGGAGAAAGGTCAATTCCTTCCGCGTTTGCAGCGGCGTCCATCGCCTCGTACGCGTCAGCAGCGCAATGGTGCAACTGACCCTTGCCCTCAATCTTGCGAAGAAGGCTGGGGTCCAGTTCACCTGGCTCGACACCCTTGAGGTGTGAGCACAACTTGACTTTGACGATCGGAAGTTTGGCGATGTTGACCTTCGCCATTACTCAGCGGCCTCGTCCTTCTTCTTCGGTGCGCCAGCACCAGAGAACGCAATCTCGATTTCTTCCTTGGTGAGCGAACCATCGACGCTGAAACGAAGCAACTTCTCGACGACCTGTGCGCAGGCCATGAGACCAGCAAGGGCGGCAGACTTCCAGAGTTCGACGCCAATGATGGCACCACCCGCGACAGCAGCCAGGGCGCTTGAGCCAAACAGGGCGAAGATGCGGAACAGGATGTTCTTGAGTTTGTCCATTATTCGTCTTTCTGGGAAAGGGTGATTACAGAATGTAGCACCAATGCTACTCCAGCCAGCCAAATGGCCTGCTTGAGGGTGGGTCCAGAAAGGGTGATGAGGACCATTCCAGTGCCAGCGTAGGTCCAGGCGTTGTCCGCTATGAAGTTGAAGAACTTACGCATTACTGACGTATTCTAGTACCCGCTGCCGCAAGGGCTATTCCAGCGGTTACAGCAATCAGGGTGCGCCGTGTGCCCACTGGGATGTTGGAACCAAGGGGAACGTAATCGTCCAATCCCTCACCAAAGATGTTGATTTCTTCCTCAAATGCGGCACGTACTTCGGTCGGGGCTTCCTGCACTGCTTCGATCAGTGCGTCGACCTGAGCGTTATTGAGTTCGCTAACACTCAACGACTCAAAGATCACCTGTGCTTCGGTGGCGCTTGCAGTGGCAAGCACCTGTGGATTGGTGGCGTACTGAAGGGCCTGGGTCTGAGACACGCCAGAAGGGCCTACGACGATCTGGGGGGTGGTTGTAGTGGTTTCGGGTGGAACGACGCTTGTAGGCGATTCTGGAGCGGCTGGTGGCAACGTAGTGGTGGTGGCCAGCGTGGTTGTAGGGGCTAGCGTGGTCGTAGGACGAACCGTCGTAGGAGGCGCAGATGAAGTGGTTGGAACTTCTGGCAGGGTTGTTGGGGGTGGTGGTGATTCCGTTGTGGTTGTTGGGGGAACGGTCGTGGAAGGTTCAGTCGTGGTTGATGGCGGTGGAGGTACCCATCCTTGTGTGGTTGACGTGGCAGGTTGCGGGGTACTCGTAGATGTGGTGGTTGGTGGCTCTGATGTTGTTGTCGTTGTGGATGTCGAGGTAGTGGTTTCCTCAACCGTTGTCGTCGTGGACGACGTTGTTGTCTCCTGAGGGACCGTCGATGTTGAGGTTTCTTGAAGCGTCGTGGTAGTCGGGTCCGTGACAGGGACAGTCTCTAACGGCGCAGTAGTAGTAGTTGTCGTCGTCGTCGGTGTGGATGCAGTTGTAAATGCCCATTCAGGAACAATCTCCCAGTAGCCGTCATCTATCTTCCATGCGAGCATATAGCACGCAGCGCCGCCAGCCTCAAAAAACCAGCCCTCCAGTTCGTATTCCCCTGGCATAACGGACAGCGTTATGGTGTTCGACCACGAGCAACCCTTCAGGTCCCAAGTACCGAACTCCTGTCCAGCGATACTGACTGTGCCCCCGTCATCAGCAGCCACCATGAACTCGATGGTCTCATGTTCGGGCAGGGTGATGAAGCCTGTGTAGTGAACCATGAAGTAGTCCCACCCGCAGTCTTGGAAGGGTTCGTCATCAAAGTTGCGGTTGATGTTGTTCTCAATTTCTGAACCGCAGATGGGGTAGAGGTCGTCTGAGCGTTCTGGCGGTATCTCGTCAATCAGATAGCCGACTGCGTTGAGTCCTGGTTCGGGTTCAGCGTTCGCCCGTGCAGGTAGTAAAGCAAAAAAGGCGACGGGAAGAAAAACTAGCCAGCGGCTACTTCGACCCACGCCAGAGTTTCCTCATCCCAAACGAATGATCCCTCCGGCTTAGGTGTCGGTGCCTGCCAATCAGTGACGATGCTGTTTGCGTCAAGAAGTGCGTAATGAGCCATAAGTACCGCTAATCCTACCATTTCCCTAGGGGGCATTGGCTTGCCCTAAACCGAACCTTGACCTTCATGAAACAGCCACAAACCTTACAGGAACTTGTTGGCTTGAAAAA